TGCCCTTGAGCGGGTAACCGAGGCTCACGCGGCAGCCGGTCTGGGCGTCTATAGCGGCCACGAGCGCATCTTGGATGGCTGGCAGGTTGGTGTGCATGTCATCCCACCTTCGGGGCACCGGCGTGCCCGAAGTCGGCCGCCACAGCGTCCACTTCGAGCAGTCCCGTCTTGCCGCCTGGGGTGGCATGGGACAGGCGGATGAATCCCACATCGGTGGACTCGCTGGTGGCGTTGGAGCGGAGGTTGTTCGGCACCAGGTTCCATGACGTGAGCAGCATCACCGCGTCCTTCACCGGCTCAGGGATGGCAGTGAGGCCGTACGTGTACGTGAACACGTACAGCACGTCGCGCGCCCATCCGCTCAGACGCTTCACGAGCCCGGACGGATGCACGATGAGCGCTGCGAGCTCGTCTGCGGTGAGCGCCACACCGTCAGCGGTCACCGCGCTGATAGCGCGGATGTCGCGGTTGTAGAGCGTCACGAACGCGGCGCCGTCACCGATGTGCGTTTCCGTGGCTGTCCGCTCCACCCATGCGCACCCGGCGGCGTTCTCGAACCGCTGCTCTGCCCAGTCGCGCGCCCGCTCGACTGCGAGGTCGGGATAGGCGGCGGTGTCGGAGAAGTCGGTGTCCCATGCACGGTACTCAGCGATGGTGAAGTAGTGCCCGCTATCGGTGACGATCGGATCGAGGATGAGTGACATGCTGCCTCCTTCATCGCTCGTATCGTGCGGCGCGTGTCACTCACGAAGAGGCCGCCACCGCTCGCGCAGTGACGGCCTCCCGGTTGCAGGAGTGAAGACTCCTATGCCGTGCCCTCGGCGGGCAGGTGGTGAGTCTCACCGACGGTCGACGCGATCGGCGTCTGGATTCCCTGCGGGCCGTACTGGATGTAGACGGCAGACTCCGCGCAGATGTTGACTGTGTCCTTGTCGACAACGAGCCGCACATACCGTTCGACGGGCTTGACGTCGATCCAGTGGACCGTATCGTCCTCGGTGTCAGCGATGGTGATGCCCGTACCGGCCAGATCGGCAGCATCGGTGAGTGCCGCGGCCGCACCCTGCTGGGCCTTGATCTTGTAGGTCGCGCCCGTCGCGATGGCGGCAGAGTGTACCAGGATCAGCACGCCCTCGAATCCGGCCATGTCGATGATCGCGCCCTCGCGATCAGCCGTGCCGCTCGCATATGCGAGCGCCTCGGTGATCTTCGTATTCTGTCCGAGTGTCATGCTTGTGCCTTCTTCCTGCGGCTCTTAGCCGCGATCTCGCCGGCCGCCTTGACCGCCCGCTCATCACCCGCAGGCTCGGCGACCTCCCCGGCGAGCAGGACAGCCGCATATGCATCGGCCACATCCTCGACGGTTCCTGCCGCGATCTCACGGGTGACGATGCCGGACGGTCCGGCCGCCTGTGCGACGTGGTCTTTCGTGTACCGGATGCGCATGGTTCTCTCCTCGGTGTGGCGGCCGGACTGCTTACACGGTCCGGCCGCCGTCGGGACTAGGAGGCGTCGGACTTCATGAGCAGTAGTGCCGCCGGGTCCGTGGGCACGCCACCGATGCGCGTCAGGTTGTAGAACGTCACGTACGGCTTGGCGCTGTACGGGTCGCGGAGCACTGACAGGTTGCGATGGACGCCAACCGCGTACGCCTTCTGCATGTCACCGTACGCGGCAGGGAACGCGCCGTTTGCGATGGTGGGCGCGTCGTCGACGGTCACGACCTCCTTGCCGAGAATGAACGCCACTCCGTTCCTCCACTCGACCAGCGGGGAGGTGGAGACTGCGCTCGAGTAGGCAAGCTGGGCGACGGCGGCAAGCGACGCGGGCTTCATGTACCACTTCGCGTTGCCCTGGTAGGCGCTAGGCAGCGCGAGGTACGCGGAGAAGAACCCTGCCGCGTCCAGCAGGTCGTTCGTGCCGGAGAGCGATGTCGAGTAGATCGACTGCGCGGCGGTGGACCATACACCGGTCGGCTGCGTTGCGCCGGTACCGACGGCAAACTTCGCGTTGGCTTCCTCGGCGATCGAACCGGCGAGGTCGTCGATGATCATCTGCTCGGCTCCGTTGACGGTGTCGAGCACCGTCTGCGTGGCGTAAGCGTTGGCGTACAGCTCGAACGCCTCGAGGGTGACGTTGCCGAACGTCGGCGCGTTCGTCTCGGAGCGGGTTGCCGTCTCTGCGACCCAACCGACAGCGCCGTGGGCGGTCTTCTTCGGGATGTACAGCTTCACATCGCCGGTCATGTTGTAGAGGCGGGCCTCGCGCATGATCGGGGACACCTTGAACACCTTGTCGATCATGGCCTCGTGGACAGGCTCGGGCACGAGGTAGCCGCCATTGGCGTCCGTGGTGCTCATCGACGCGCGAATCTCACCGGAGGTGATGTACGCGCGGAAGTCGTCGGACACCTGCGACTCCGGGGATGTGCCGAGCGGAGTGCCGTGATCGCCGATGCGACGCAGTTCCTCGACCTCGGCATCGCGCAGCTCACGCGCGGTGGCATCGAGGGCGTTAGCCTCGCCGACCATCTGCATGACCTTGTCGCGGTCCTCGGCTGTTACCTGCTTGCCGCCATCGGTGATGGCCTTGACCTGATCGCGCAGGTCGGCGGCGCGTGACTCCATCTTGCGATAATCCATGACTATTCCTTTCCTTGCGTCTGGATGAACCCGATGCCGTCCACGAACACGGTCTCGGTCTGAACGGAGGGCGCGCCGCCCTCGGTGCCCGGCGCAGACCCGGACGCGCCGTCCGGTACTGCGTTGTCGGTGATCGGTGCGGCATCTCTGACGGCCGCCGCTTTGTCGCGTGCCTCTGCCGATGTCGCTGCGTATGCAGGCATCGATACGACGGAGAGTTCCGAGATGAGCGCGCGCTTCACGAAGCGCACAACCTCGTCGTCCTGTATCCGCCAGTCCTCGTCCTCGACGTACATGCGGAAGCTCATCTGATCGATGTCGCCGCGGTCCATGCTGGTGCGAAGGTCCTTCGCCCAAGTGGTGTCGGGCGGGTACGCGAGCATCACGATTCCCGCGCCGTCGTCGCGCGCCTCGAGCGTGCCTGACTTCGTACGCCCAAGCACCATGCTTGTGTCGTGGTCGAACAACGCACGCAGGTCGTCCTCAAGCACGACCGCGCCCGGCTCGATGATCTCGCGCCAGCCACCTAGGTCCTCGGAGAGTGAGTTGTAGACGATCGCGCGACCCTCGATGCGCGGGCGCTCCTGGTCAATGATGAACCGGAGCTCGTCCGCGTGGACCGTCCTGGTCTCGAACTCGTTCACGCCAGTACCTCCTCGATGAATCGGTCGGGGTCGTCCACGATTCCTGCCGCGACGAGTGGGCCGACCACCTTCTGAGCGAAGTCTCGCGTCTCCGTCACCGAACGGCCGCGCTCCGCATCCTGCGCCGCGCGGGTGCGTATCCGCTCGGCCGCGTCCTCGATGAGCGGGTCTGCCGTGACGGTGACCGGGCGCACGTCCTCGTACTTGAGCGGCGGTAGCCCTGCGACGGATGCGGCATCTTCCGCGTTGTATCCGGCTCTGACGAGAACACCAGCCACATCCGCGCGATCCTTGAGCGATAGGTCGATGGCACCGTCTGCCAGCAGTGTCGCGATGTTGAGCGGCACGAGCGGTTTACTGAGGCCGTCCACGGGATTCCAGTCTTCGAGCGCGCGTGCCTCGGAGCGCAGCATGATAGGCCCGCCGGTCGCCGCCACATAGCCCTCCATGCGCGTCTTGAAGTCACCTCGAAGGAGCCCATTCAGGTTGAACTTCACATACGCGGGCTCATCGTCGAAGAACAGCTTCGCGTTACAGGCGGCCTCTGTGTTACGCACGATCGGAGCGATGGTGTGCTTGGCGAGCCACAGATCCTGCTGCTCGCTGTTCGTGTACGTGCCGTGCGTGAGGTCCTGAACCATCGCAAGCGGTACGCGCCACGTCCGGCACACCTGCTCGAGTATCCAACGCTGTTGCGTTGTCAGGTCCGCGTCCTTGAGCGACATGTTGTTCTGAACGCTCTTAAGCCCTCGATCCAAGACACGCATCTCTCCGGCGTGGTCGACTCCCGCGAACGCCTTCATATTCTTGGCTATGGCCTCGATGTCCTCGGGGCGCAGCACTGCCTCCGTCTCGAGGTGGCGAGGGAAGTGATTGCCGTTGTTGAGGAATCGCCCGAAGAATCGCTCCGTGTCGATGGCAAGACCGATGTTCTCAGCGGTGAGATCGACGAGACTACGACCCTCATAGGGGTTCGCGACAACTGGACCCTTGAAGTGCAGGATGTCCTGCGATGCGTAGTCGTCGGCACGAGTAAACGTGTCGCCCCGATACCGATAGACCAGACGGCCGTTTGCCGTGACCGCCTTCGGCTTCTCACCAGTGAGCGGCCATAGGTTGACTATTCGGCCGTTGAGCCGCTCGACCCGGACATATGCGTTGCCTGTGAGGTCCTCCGTGATCTGCTTCCAACGCCAGAACTCGGGTCCGGTAAGGAACTCGTTCGGCCGATTCGATAGGAGCCTGTCTGCCGGGTGGTCGCCCTGCTGGATTCGCGTGTCGCCGTCCTTGCGGAACACGCCGACAGGCAGCGATGCGACAGTCTCAGAGCGCACGATGACACATGCGAGGACCGCTACATTAGCCATCGCTGAGTCGGCCGATATGCTCGCTCCGCTCGAAGTCACATTCGCCCAACTTGCAAGCCACGCCTGGTATAGCAGCGATGAGGTCTCAAGCGCGCGCGTCTCGTCCTTACGCCGGAACGGGTTCAGATTCATGCGTCGTCCTTCCGCGCAGTCGTTGTCGGTATCGTCACGGGTGCGTCACTCACAGCTGGATGGAGTAGATTCCGGTCTCGGCGAACGAAGGAACCGGTGTGGCCTGCGCCATCCACGCCGCCATAGCCGTTGAGACCGCAGCGTCGATCTTGCAGT